TTTATAGATACAGACACGGTAATCACCGTTTTTATAATCATAGAAAGATTGAGGAACATCCTTTTTTACTTTCTGTAAATCTACATAATCATATAAAGTCTTAGAGACCTGAACAGTCTGAGAACGAACAGCACGTTTTTCTATATCTTTAAATATTTTATACATGTCTTTAAAAAGGGCCCTGAGCTGACGAAGCTCAGAGTCATAATAGATACAATCATCAAGATGAGATACATCGGAGTTCATTTTTTACTCACAGAAGAATCTTTAGCAACAACAACCTGAGAATTAGGAGAGTCATTAAGATTCATTAAACCTTGACAGCTTATAAAAGCAAAGACGACAACAAGAACAGCAAGAGAACAGCAAAGAAGACGCCAGTGTACTTTAACAAAAGCAATAATACGATTAAAAATTTCATTCATAGAAAACTCCATTTGTTTTTTATTTTTTTTTATTTTACATTAGCAGGCTTTTTTGGAAGACTAGGAGAAGGATACTTCACAGCAGGTCGTGAATTCATATAATCCATCATTTCAGTGAGAGACTTGCCTTCGAGATCCTTAAGTTCATCAGCAGAAAGAGGAGTAAAATGAAAGGCAGAAGTAGGGTCATTGACAGTACGCCTAATAGCAGTATCGACAAGAGCCTTATCACGAGGAGATAGATTATTATAAGCATCGACAGAAGATTCTACAGAATTAACGATTTGTTCAGCAGAATCGCTAGATTCAACAGCATCAGTAAAGAGATTAGCAACACCGAGAGCTAAACCAACTTGCCAGTTAACATTTTGAACAGACTGAAGAAGAGTAGTATTAAGACCAGCTTTTTTCAATAAATCATTAGTATCCTTATAAGATTCATTAATCATATCTTGATAAGAACGTTGAGAATTGACGTGTTCAATATTAGCTTGAATTTGCTCCATTTGCTTATCAGAAACCTCAATAGACTTATTACCAAGACGAATAGTGTTGTCAGCTAAATCACGTTGAGTCTGAGAGTTAGAAGCATTGACATCAGCATTACGAGAAGAAATATCAACATTCTGTTGAGCAATGGAATAATCTTGAGACTGTTTTTGACGTTGTAATTCAAGTTGCTCACGAGCAATTTTGTTAGACTCTTTATTTTGAGAGATAGTAGCAAGAAGAGACAACATAGATGTAAGCGAACTTTGACTAGAAAGAGCAGCGCTTGTCATATCAGGGAGTGAAGACTGAGAACCAGCGGATGAACCACCGGACATAGTCATACCAGAGAGTGATTGACCAGAGGAAGCAGGATTGATACCTTGAGCACGTAACTGAGAAGCTTGATTAGCAACACCGTTATAATACGATTCCTCAGAGAGAGCTTGTTGACGATTAGACAAATTCATGTTGAATTGGTCAAGAGTATTTTGACGCTTTAAAGCTTGATTATATTGAATAGCAGATAAATCTTGAGAAGAACCGCCTCCAAGGAGACCTTGAAGGAGACCTTTCTCATAAGAGATAGTACCGTCAGAATTTTGTTTATAAGAACCTTTAAATAAACCCATATATTTTTAATCCATTAACCAGTTAGCAAAAGCCATAACACCTTTAACTACGGGATTTTTTATAAATTTTGAAACACCAGAAAGGAACGAATCATCAGATTTAGAATCAGAATCACCTGTAAGATAATTCATCTTATCAAACGAAGAGACTTGAGCATTATTTTTAGTGTAATCTAAGTCGAAATCTTTCATATTTAGAAGACTATTAGAACCGAAATTAAACGACATTTGGAACTCCAAATCCTCGCTCATTTCCTATACTATATCAAGAAAAGTACAGGAAATGGCAAAAGGAGGTAAAATTAAGCTTTAGAATCAGAAGAAGATTCAACACCAAGAGACTTATCGATAGCTTTGAGAAGAGCATCAGTATGCTTTTTATCATCAGCATCCCTAGCATCTTTGTTAATAGCATCAGAGAGAGCTTGTATATCAGCTTTATCGAGCTTGCCAGAACGCAGAGCAATAAGAGTATCTGTAACCGTATCATTTTTAGGAACACGACCATCAGGATAATCATACTGAGGAACAGAAGTAACAGCAGAGCCGGCGGGATTAAACTTAAGAGCACGAACTTGCTCAGAGTCAGGTCTAAAATCAGACCTATCGACTATATTAGTTACATCAGAGAAATCAGGCATTTTATAAATTTCATCATTAACACAAAACGAAAACTTCATTTAAAACTCCATTAGAAACCGAAATTATTAGGCTTAGCGACGTAAGAGAGAGGCTTAACAACAGACACACCAGAATAGAACTGACAAATGAAAGCAGGGCTACCTGGATATGCAAGCATAGAACGGTCAATATTTGGTGGATAAACAGTTACAAATTGTTGAGATAGTTTAGGAGTGGAAGCAAAAGAACGCGACTGAACATAACTATGATAGTAAGCATCTACAGAAGCAGGGAGAGACAGCATACCACGAGCTACAGAATCACGAGATTTGAGGTAAACATATCTATTTGAGTAACCGAAGAGATTGTTATCATCAGACTCAGAACCAGTAACAACTAGTTGTTTATTTAATATTGGCTGGTAAGACAATTGTTCAAATTCAGGCGAATAGAAATCATCTGGAGTAGTCTCAAAGAAATGGTGGTCAACAGTTTGAGTATAGACTGTATCAGGGATGATAGTCATAAGAGCCATAATATAACCGAAGTCAGAACTATGGAATTTACCAATCTGATTAGAATTGGATGAACCGCCGATACCAGAAGGGTTACCCTGAGGTGTAGAACCATCTTGTGAAGCAGACGTCTGAACAACAGCAGAGACATTGAACAAAGAAGTAGTACCGCCGATATATACGGGCTCACAGAATTGATTTTTAGGGAATTCATCGTAATGGACTTTTACGAATTGACCGTAAGAACCATTTGTAAGAGCATTACGTTCTTGCCAGACAGACAAAGCAATTAGAGAACGAAGTTGTTGAGCGGTGAAAGCAGAATTAAATTTAACACCATTAAGGGAAACACCGACATTATTAATCTTTGTAAAAGCAATACCATCATAGCGAGTAGAAAGTTTATTATCAGCATACAAATAAGGATAATCAGCATAACTACCAGAATTAGGAGCAGTAACGAACTCAATTGGCTTACTAAGAAGCTCAGCATTAATTAAACCAAAACCAGTATTAGTATTAGAATAACCGTAGCCATCTGTTATAGAAGCAGAAGAAGTATCATCTTTAAGAACAGCATCAAGGAATTGGCTAGACTGAGCAACAATATCAAGTTGAGTTTGTTCACCACGTTGCAAGAATGGAAGAGCAGTAGTAAACATGTCATCAGTATACATAGAATAACGAAGTTGAGTTAGCTCAATACAGTTATCACCGGAAGTATCTTCAACAGTCGAGGCTTTAGGAACGAAGTTATTAATAACAGTAGTAGGTGCAGTTGTATTAATAGGAACAAATTTAGTTAAGTAATCGCCGAAAAGATTATTAGCCGTATAAGAGAATCTAAACAAAGACGAATCAATATCATCAGGAAACCAGACATCAGACTTAGCATAACCGTTAGAATACAAATTTGGGTCAATATAATTAGAGCGATAAATTTTCTGATACATCAAAAAAGGCAGCGCATTTACATCAGGAAGTTTAAATCCAGTAACATTAGTTTTAGTCAACTTATTAGAATCAGAAACAGGACCAAAAGGAAGATACTCTAAAGAAGCATCAGGGTTAGAGTAAGGACAAGAGCCAACTAGATAAGAGATAAGAGAATGTGGTGTAGCAGGATAATACGAAGTAGCAGAAGTAAGAGCAGAATCTGTTAGACCGTTAAGAGTACCAGCAGAGACACCAGACATACCATAAGAAGGGTTAAACTCAGACAATTTTATAGTAGGAACAGTAAGAGCAAGGTTACCGGAACGGCCTTTAGAAATGAAACTTTCCCAGCCTTGCCAAAGATAAGAATTAGGGCAGTAATAGTAGTGAACCTTAACTTTATAAGATGTAAGAGACGGAACAAGTAGAGGTCTAAAATCAATCTTATATTGACAAGATAAATCGTAATCTTCATTAGGAAGAGTAGGAATTAAGTCAACGGGAACTATCATTCCGATGTCGGAAGTAAAAAGGTTAAGACGTCCATAGTCAAACTTAGAACGAGGAACTTTAATTGACGGCTTTTGAGAAAAAATAGAATTTTCAGCAGTCAAACCGTTTCGCATTTGGGAAATAGGCATAAAAAAAACTCCATATAGATAAAATTATATCGATAAAAAATTATCTATATGAAGAATAGCATTAGAAAGGGGAGGAATCAAGCTATTTTTGTGGAGAAATGGACATAGGAGAATCAACCTCAGGACGTTTATATGAATCCCAAGAGACAAGACGTGGAGCAGGAAGAGATTCTACAGTCATAGAAGATTCAGCAAGAGTAGCTATTTGATAAATCCTAAAATCATTAAGATAATTAGGATTAAGCTTTTCCAGATATGGAATATTCTGTCTGACAAACATACCATCAGTGTTACCAGTACCGACGACCGCGATACTGTCAGCGACGACATCAAAAATACAATACAAGTTAACTTTCATAGAAAGTACCTCCATAGAATCAAGATAAAGGGATACCTAGGAGTTGTCAAGGACAACTTTCCTAGGTCTTAAGGATCTAATTAATTAAACTCAGAAATAAAAGTGTTAAGAACTCTATCACCAAGGATAAGACGAATAACATCACAAAGTTGATAATAAGCGCCACGAGCCTCAGCATATTCAGCTAAAGCGTCAGACTCTTTATCAGTACCAACAAACATAAACCTATTTTTATCAGAAGACCAAAGGTTAGCATTAGCAACCTTAAACATACCTTTCAACTCATCATACTGTTTTCTTGTAACCATAATATACCTCCATGTATATGATTATATAATACAGTACTAATGTGAAGATTATATGAAGATTATGTGAAGATTGTGTGGAGATTGTGTGAAGAAATAACACACTAGATATAGCATAGTTAAAATTAATTACAACACTAGATATAGTGTTAACATAAAATTAACATAGAATTAACATAAATTAAGGGGTTG